CGAGTAAGCCTTCCAGACACGAGATACCTCGATGTCTCTCTCAACATCTGCAACACTCTTGGCTGGCAGATTGAGGACCGTGCCATCAGGCAGGGTTGTCCCTGGTCGATTGAGGATTCGGGCAATGTTGGGGTCAGACTCTGCGCCCTGAAGGTCAGAGGTTATGAGCCCAATAAGGTTCTTGTTACGGCTTCCCAGCTTGTTGGCTAGGTAGTCAAAGTCTTCCCAGACTCGTTTATAGCCTTCAACCGTAGGTACGACATAGGTTGCCTTTGGCTTTACCTTAGCGCCATAGTTGAGGCGCTCCATTGGAAACTCGACTCCGCCAGTAATAGGAGCAATGCGAGCATTCATATCCTGCTCAGCAGCAGCCTTGGCTTCCCTATCGTTCATACCCTGCATCTTGTACTTTTCTGTCGCAAGACGGAAGTATGTCGAGAAGATATTATCTGGTCGAGCATCCACAACAGCAGGGGTTCCAAGAGGAGAAGCAAACTGCCAAAGTGCCTTTTCAAGATACTTCTTGCTGGCTTGCTTACGGACAGTGTTTTCTGTTGGAGACTTGCCAAGACCCATTTCGTATAGGGTCATTTGATAGTTCCACTCGGAAATGTATGAGTCAAACCATTCTTTCTTAGATTCATCTCCGTTTAGATAAGTGATGAAGTTTCTTGCCCAGGCTGGGGTAAAGGTCTGTAATGCAGACTTGCCAAGGTCGGTCTCGATTCCGTATGGGAACAGTTCGTTATATGACTGACCAGGAATCTGACCAAATGTTTTGTCGATGACTTCTTTGAGAACTTTATCGTTACCAGGCTTCATACTGAGAACCTGACCCACAGCAATCGGAAATGCGTAGGATGGTCCTGGTAGGTTAGCCAAGAAGTTGAGCGCTCTGGTTCCCACCATAATTCCACGCCCCTGCTTGAGACCAAGTTCCTTGGTTCCCGGAACGATGAGATACTGCGCCTCTAGTGGGTCCTCAACTGGATTGCCATATTGGTCAACTCCAAAGCTGTTGAAGACTCCGTAGTAGCTGTTGAGGAAGCCAGCCATACGCTGAGGAGACTTGGCAGCAAATCGAGTGTAACGATACAAACCGCTAGCTGCTGCAGCGGGGAAAGAGAACAGTGTTCGAGCTGCATACAGTGCACGATTCTGGCGACGAATGGAATAGAAAGTTTTTTCTGCTTCCTTGACCATCTCGATGGCTGCAGCCTGACGTACTGAGTTCACTGTTGCTGTTGTAATTTCATAGCCTTGGCTAGCTAACAGTTCAAGCTTTTCAATGGTTCGCTGCTTGAACTCAGCGCTACCCCACGCCCATCGGATTGCATTTTCAGGAGCAGCAATTCCAGTCCACGCCTTTGCAGTGGCTCTGTCGATGGCATCAAGCCAGTTCTTAGCTTGTTCAATCGGGGTTGCGTACTTGTTCTCAAGTGGGTTGATTGGAGTAAGCTCATCGAGCTTGTCTCCCAAAAGCTGAGCCAATCGGTTCCCACGAACTTCGCTAGATGCTGCGTAAGCCTTAGCCTCAAGTGTAGGCAGGTATCGGTTGACGTAAGAAATCTGGTCATCAATGATGTCGATGATGTCGCTTGGGTCTCTTCCAAAGTCATTGGCATAGGACCTGCCAGCACGTTGCATTCCCCAGGTCTGAATGATTTCATCACGACTGCGACCAGCAAGAATCTGGTCTACAAGAACATCGCCACGCATATAGTTATTGACTACATATGCAAGTTCATCAAAGTAGAGCGGGTCAGTAACATCGGTAATGCGGTTAGGTGAACGACGCCCAAGAATCTGAGTCCTAGTTGCGAATGTCTTGTCCCCAAGGATTTCCAATTCACGGGTATGTCGGTTAGAAATTTCAGCCTTATAGGAGGTTCCTAAGTGATTCTCGCTTTCAAGACGAGGAATGTTGATGGTCTGTCCATTGGACATCACATAACCTTCTTCTTCTTGACGTCCCCTGCGACGAATCCTGGTGTTGTCAACAACGGACCACTCATCAGCCAAAGCCTTGCGGGATGGACCCATCTCGGTAAGGATTCTGTCGATGTCGTCGTATGCCTTCTTGACGCCAGCATCCAGTTTGTTGAGGTCAGGGGCTAGAGTGTTGATGTCTTGCGCTGCCCTTGCGATAGCAAGTTCTGCACTACGAATATCGCTACCCAGCCTTGGGTCTTTGAGAGACTTGAGATACTGAACTCGACGAGTCAGACCATAAAGGGTTGGAACTTCCTCCCGCTGAAGACCGAACTCACGTGCCCGTCGGCGCATCTTTTCTTCAAGATTAGCAACAAGACGCTCAGCTGCTCGTAGGTCAGCTTTGACCACTTCTGAGTTATCACGCCTTGCGACAGGAGAGCGGGCTGCAGGATTGAGAAAATACTCTATCCATTCAGCAGTAGCGTTATCTACAATGTCCACAGCGTTTTCATATTGCTGTGTATACATACCGTATTCTTCTTTGAGGGCTTTCTTGCGAGCTGCACTCTTGATGTTAGCCCTATTGACCAGCGCATTGAAGCGTTGCTGGTTATTGAAGATTGTGTTCTTGGCAAAAGTCTTAGCACTGTCAGCAAGGAACTTTGAGCCTTGAGACATAAGTGCTGCGTTCAATGGCTCAAAGATAGAGTTCTTTGGGATGTACGCTGGACGCACAAGCTGTGCAAATGAGAACGTCTTATTACCGAACTCAAAGAGCCCACGTCCCACATCAGTAAAAATGTTACTTCGTGGGTTGAAAGCACCGTTGACGCGTGAAGCCTCACGGACAATCTTGCCCATAGGAATTAGCGGTGTTGCATCAGCCAACTGACGCTGGGTTTGTGGGGAAACCACCACCTTGACTCCACTTGGGTCCATTGCATAGGAGTCACGCTTGAGGTCTCCGTGATAACTCCTAAGAGACTCTTGTACTTCGTCGATAAAAGACTTAGCCTGTACCCTGCTAAGACCCATAGTAGAGAGAATATCAAGGGCTGCTTCTTCGTTCATACGCTGGAAGAAACCAGCTCGTGCCCCGTCTGTTTCTTGCTTGAGAAATTCGTCAATAAGATTGCGACGATACTCAGCTGCGGTAATTGTTGTCCCATCAGAAAGAGAAATTTGATTGCCACCGCGCCGGAATAGTGGGATGTCATCTAGCCACGCATTGATTTCCTCGATAGCATCAGATGGTCTAAGACCTGAATGGCTGACGATTCCGCGAGGAAGCTTGCTTCCGGTAAAGTGAATGAGGGCTGTGGCTGCACCACCGCGACGTCCACTACCAATAAGGGTAGAAACAACGCCACCTACATTGCTGTAATCACGAACTTCTGTGGCTGTCTTGAACTTCTGTTTTACACCACGAAGCTTGATAAAAGCTTCACGACCAATAACAGGCTCCATAGGTACATATGTCGTACCTAGAACCCTTGGCTCTGGCAAGAACTTGCCGGTAAGCGGGTCATACCTATCGGTCATAAAGGCATTGAAAAGCTTCTCTGACTCTGGGTTCTTTGCAATAGCATCATCAAATGCCTTGCTCCAGCGCTCTTTGACTTCAGTGTTATAGGAGCGGTACTTGCCAGTCTGTGCAAAATCGGCAGCGATTTCATCTGCTGCATTTGACACATACCACAAATCATCTGCCTTGTTGGCATTCATAATGCGACCAATAGCAGGACCATAGCCTTTGTCAGCCAGAAGTAAATCCCTTACAAATGCTGGGTCCTTGGTCTCAAGCGCTATCGTGGATAGACGCGAGTTGTTGGTATGTGGCTTGAGGATATTTTTGATTTCAATAATGTCATCAGACGCTGCAATCTTCTCAATATCGGAACCAAAGACAGTCTTTGTTCTACCTGAGATGTGGTCATCTGCCAGCTTTTCAAGCTTGACCAGTGCATCAACATCGTAAACGTTGAGCCTATTGCTCAGTCCTGCAGCACGAGCAGATGCCTTGAGAGCCGATACGGCTCCAGCTGTAGCTCCGAATATTGCAACGTTACCGATAACTGCATCTGTAAGACCAGTCATCCATCGACCAGTGGTATTGTCCACAAAGTTCTTTTGGATGTCTTCGTCATTCCACAGATTGACACGGTCAATATCAACTCCGCCACTTTCAAGGATGGCATCAGATATTCCAGTGACGTGGAATGGGTTGAGGTAAGACTTAGTAAGGGCTACACCGAGAGATACGTCCTTGGTTCGGTTGTAGGCGGTTTGAATATCATCAATCTGCAGACCCTTGCCATATGGACCATCCTCAAAGAGGGGGCTTTCTGGGTCAGTAAGCAGCGCAGCGGTACCGATAGGACGCTTGACGACAGGCTCAAAGACGTACTTTTCGGCAGCAACTGCCGTCTGAAGTAGTGGGTCAAGTGGAACAACAGCCTCTTGTGCTGTCTCCTTGTTGTATTGAGAAAGACCATCACGAAGCTTTGAGTTGAGTTCTACGCCCAAGTCACGCTCAAGCTGTGCCCCAACGCGAGATGTACCAATCTGTGCACCAGCACCAGCGACAAGTCCACCAGGACCTCCACCAAACTGTATGCCTACACCCTTGAGTGGTTCAGTAACACCGCTAGCAAGAAACTTTGCGACAGGGACAACCTTCTCCACAACGGGTTCAACGACTGGAGCGACAATCTTTCCAGCCTTGATAGCGGCATCCTGGACTTGCTTTGAAGCAAGAATGTTTCCACCAGGGATTGCTCCTATAAGAAGTTCTTTGAACTTATCCCAAAAAGCCATTTAGAACTCCACATAATCTTGGTTGAATCGTGTGGGCTCTCCGCCCTTGACATCTTGCCCGGTGATTTCTCGGATGAAGTTATCTCTATCTGTTGGAGATTCCCAAGGAACCATCGACAGCATAAATGCGACACCGAAGTTGTCGTAACCCAGTGAGTTACCGAACTTATCGAGATGGTCGAAGAACGTATTCTCCTGCCATCGCATTACATCACCTCTCTAAGGAGGGCGTTTATCATTCGCTTGTAAGAATCAGGAGCTCCTGGCATACGTGCTGCGTTGAGCAGGTCTGGCATATAGCGCTTGACCAGGTCTACGTTCTCAATAGTACGGTTATCCTGCTGGAATCGTGGGGGCAAAGCCTCGCTTCCACGTCCTGCACCGAAGTCAACACCGTCTGAAATCGGTAAATACTCTGTTGGCTCAGCATCAAGTGGCTGAACCTGGGACATCAACTCAGCAAGACCGCCCATAGCAGGGGCTGCTGGCGTCTCTGGTGTTGGGTTGGCTGCACTTGCTGTGCTTGCGACGTTGCCACCTGCGCTCATTTGTTCTGCCAAAGCCTTGTTCTCTCCTTGCGGGAATCCACTTGGTCGCAGTTGAGTAGCCTTAGCTACCTTTTCTGCGACGAACTTGCCTGATTGTCCTGCTCCACCAGTGGCAGAAACGTTTGCCGGGTTGTACTGCGGTCCCCCATTAGCGCCACCTCGAGCCATTACTTCTCCTCTGGTACATAAGAATATTCTTCAGCGGATATGAGCATTCCCTTGGCAAGCCAGGGATTCATATTCTCGCTTACATCAGTCATCAGGTATCTGGTTCCCTCAAAGTCAGACCATTCGCTGACAAGGACCCATCCTGTACAAATCTGGTTCTCTGAGTCTTCTAACTCCTCAGCAAGAACCTGTAAAGCCTTGTTCATTGCCTCAGTAAACTTGCTCACTTGTACTGAACCTCCTCATAAAATGGAGGTGCAGAGTATGCGCTCACCTTGGAAGCAATCTCCATAGCCTTGAGCGGTTCTGCGCCAGCATAAAGAGCACCTAGAGCAAAAGCTCCACCGGAACCAATGGCATAGATGTTGTCTTCATTCTTCATCACCGACAAATCCTCGTCGATGTCGAAGAGTTCACCACCACACGCCATCAGGAACTGGAATCGCATTCCGTCTTTCTTCTCCTCGTCGAAGTTGTATCCATTTTCGACTAGGCATTTGCGAAGGGATGGCATCACTTTGGTAATCATAAAGTGATACGGGTCCTTCTTGGCGCTCGCCGTAACATTCGGCGGAGTCCAGATGTTCTGTGCGATGTCGCACGGTGCTACTTCTCCTGCACCAGCGATGAGAATTGCTCCTCTGCGGGCAATCTTCTTCATCACTTGATGGGCATAGACACGCCCCGCGTCATCAACAACCCTGCTGTCTGCGACGATAAGGCTGCGGTCTGGATACTCAATGCCGATAATCGTAGTCATTGTCCCCTCCTAAGTTATCGGCGTCGAATAGTTCTCACACTTGCGTTGGCTTCACCCGTACCTGAGATACTGGATAGAAGGCTGAGGATGTCTGGAGCGCCAGCTGCCGGAGCCATTTCTGGTCCTGGAGCCGGAAGAGCGCCCTCCACTGGAGCACCTAAGGGAGCAGGGGACGGTTGCTCAACCATTTCGTTGGCAGCCCCAGCAGAGGGAACCTGTTCTGCAGGAGCGAAGATTTCTTCAATAGCATCTTCAATAGCCTTGCCCTTTTGACGGGCTTGGATAACTGCAGCAATCTTACGTACAACGTCAGAAACGTCGCCACCTTGCGTAGCCAACGCTGGGATTGCCTGTGTGTAGGCAGTCAGCGAAGCAAGCAAAGCTTGACGCATACTCTCGACTTCAATCTTCTCGAGCTCTTGGGTCACATTGACGGTGAATGGAAGCTCGCGCATAGCGAGGTCCTTGGAAATAAGTCCTCCACCGAGAGCCTGAAGCATAAAGATAAGACCTTGTGCTGGGTTCAGACCAGCGAGCATTCCGTAACGAACATCGGCAGAGTAATCGCCCTTGATGTCCTTACGTGGATTGTAGGTGATTTCGTATGGGCTACCGGAGTCAACACCACGAATGGTCTTTGGCTCTGGGAAAATCATCTCATCTACTTCAAAGCAGACGGAAATAACATCACGCAATGCGCTAGCGAAGATAGCCTGGGCGCTCTTGACCTGTGTATCGAATGCACCCATAAGTGCCTGTACACCTTGTCCGGTGACGATAGATGCGTCGATGTTTCCGGTACGACCCTCTGGGTAACGTGCACCCACACGCATTTCTTGGTTGAGCAAAGTCTGCTCAGTGAATGCGCCCTGAGGAAGGGTCAGCTCAACACGTCGTACACCGGCTGGGGAGTTGGTGCGGATGACCGCATCTCCACCAAGCATAAGCTCTTGTACGTCGGACGGCAAGACGATAGGAGCTTGGACGCTCTTCTCGGCTGCTTCCATCGCAAGAAGCGCGAAGCGGTTACGCAGGAGCTGGATGCCAATGATGTCGTCGAATTGACCACGCATCTCACCATCGACAGATGGCTTGCGTGCAACCACAATCATCATCTTGCCTAGTGGATTCTTAGCCCTGGAAAGAACCAAGTTATCCTTATCTGGCAAGTAGACAATCGACTGGTCTTTGTCGTAGTAGCGAACTAACTCAACCTGTTGGGTAAGGTCCTGCTCGTAGCGAAGCTTTCCAAGCAGTTCATACTCATACTCAGGAAATAGTGAGACGAGTTCGCCCAGCGTCATCGTATAGCGTTTGGCAAAAG